CCTCGACGCTGCTGACGTTGGCAGCGACGACCCAATAGTAATAGGTCGTCGCCGGGCTGATCGTGTCGTCCTGGTATTCGCTGATCTGGCCCGATGCGCCGCCTGTGGTGCCGATCATGGTCGCAGCGCCGAAATCATTCGTCCCGTTGCGATAGACGCGGATGCTGGCAAAAGCGCCGACGGGATTGCGCCACGAGAGGTGGACGTAGCCCAAACCGTTCGATGGGATCAGCTCGGACGGCTGGCCCGGCGGCGTGGCGTCAACCTGGATGGTGATGCTGCCAAGATTTTCCCAGTCATCGACCCCCTCAAACAAGCCGGTCCAGCGAGCGCGAACAGCATAGATGGCGCGGTCGCTGATTGCCGGAGAGGTAGCGATCATCCCGGACGAAACCATCCGCCGCCAGTAACCCGCCTCCGGGGAAATCATGCTGTATTCGGCCTGCACCTCCAGATCGTCCCTGTCGGGGATCGGGACCGCGGCAACTTCGATCACCGCCTGCGCCGTCGTGCCGGTCGTGTTAATGATCCGTTGCGTCACCACCGCGTCCAATTCGGGCGGCCCATCCAGTTCCGGGGTCGGCGGCGCGACGATCAGATCGCCCTCTTCCTCGGGTTCCCACTCCTCCGATGCACGGTCCACCTTCGCCAGTTCGATACGGCACTCCAGATTGACCGGATCGAGCTGGTGGTTCAGCACCTCATATTCGCCGACGATCTGCCGGCCGCTACCGTCCTCGGGGCGATAGTCCAGCAGGATCGTATGGCGCTGGCCAGCAAAGCGCGGGTAGCGCGCCTTCAGGCCGACAAGGTTGGTGACGATCTCGATCTTGGCCCGGTTGTCGTCGTGAAGCTGCTTCTTGGCCAGGCGCCGCGCCTGGCTCTGGTTCGGGCACATCTCCATGCGATATTCCGCACGAATCTCACCCTCCTCGGCCAACCGGCCCTCATCCCGCCAAGGCTCCAGCTCCGTGACCGTGAACTTCTGCGCCTCGCTCATGAAGAAGGGCACCAGGACGTTGTAACCCTCCCTCTCGCTGATCGCCTCCTTGGTCACGATGGACGAGATATCCTTTGCCGTCAGGGTGCAGGCCGGCGTGCCGAAATTTCCGCCGATCAGGCCGATGTTGCCGTTCTGTGTTTCGTAGGCCCTGATGCCGCTGCTGGAATGCATGCGGTCCAGCACATCGACAGGGCTTTCATCCAACGTCCACCACCCCCAGAGGCGAAGGCTTGGCGCGGTGCCGCCCGCCTGCTGCGCGACGGGCTGATCGGCCACATCGGCCATGGCCTCGACACTGGCCCAATCCACCTCGCTGGAGGCGAGCCGATAACCGTCCGCGTGGGTCAGGTAGTGCGCGACAACCAGGGCGGCGTTGTCCCCATAGGCCGTCGAGCTGTCGCGCGGATCGAATATCGCAGCGCCCTCGATTACCCACTGACATGTGGTATTCGAGGCCTTGGGGAACACCTTCGCAAAATCCTCTGGCTTCGGCGCCCTGAACCGCGTCAAGAACGTCGCCTGGCCCTGCAGCCGCCGTGCCGCGCCCCATGTCGCCGGAAAGGCATCGGCAAGGGCTGGATAATTGCCGCCCTGCCCCGATCCATTCCTGGTGCTGACCCAGACATATCCGGCCTTGTCCGTGCTGGTGACCGCACCAGAACCATCGACATCGACCCGCTCTCCATCAATCCAGAAGTCCACAAAACGGTTGATCTGGCCGTGGTTCACCACCACCAGCTGGTAAAGCGTGCCAGACCTGGTGTGGAAGAAGGCACGAATGCCGCCGGCAAGGTTTTTGCCGACGTAGATGCGACGAGCCGCTTCCGTCTGGTTGATGACGGCCTGGATTTCGCTGACCGGGACATTGATCTTTGGAGCCAGCAAACGCGAGACGCCGATGGCAATCGCCGCGGCGGCAATCTGGCCCACCGCCATTCCGACCGCAGCGGCACCATAAAAACCGAAGCTGGCAACCAGGGCGTTGGCGAACAGGGCATTGAACCCGGCCGTTACCCAGGCGGCGATAGTGCTGAAAAGAGCCATTATTTGACCATCTGGATTTCGGCGACCCGGTATCCCGACCGCTCGAGGATGCGCTGCGCCGCGCCGCCGTTGCAGCTGAGCTTGATCAAGACAGCGCCCTGTTCGCGTGCCCAGTCCTCGAAGGCCCGCAGCAAGGCCAGCCCTGATCGATCCTCGGCATACCAGCCGAGTTCGAAGGCGACGGGCTCGGCGCTGATGACCGTCTGCGTGATGCAGCCCGCGATGAACCCACAACCAGCAACAAGCACGAGCCCGCGAGGATCGTGGATCAATCCGGCCAGCGTCTCGCCAGTCTTGATCCGGTCCACGCGCTGGGGGCCAGAGACGGCAGCCGCGAGACGCTCGATCATGTCGATGATGGCGGGGATGTCTTGCAGCCCGGCCCTACGGATCATGATCCAGGAACCCAGGTTATTGCCTTGTCCTTGAGCGTCGGCAGCAGTTCCAACCCGGTATCGCCAGGGTAGCGCCTGAGCTGATCGGTATGGGTCCAGCGCCCATGCGGCGGCCGCCCTTGGAGAGACATGCGGCCGTAACATTCCAGTTCGATGCTGCGGTTGTCGGCACTGGACGTGCTGGACATGTCGCGCATGCGGCCGACGAAAACGCTCATCGGATCGCCGATCAGCCGCCCCCGGTGTTCGCCGTCGCGCTCGTCCGTTGCGAAAAGCTGATACAGCACCTGCACGCGGCGGCCGTTGACCTCGGCGCCCTGATCGTCGCAGAGCGCGATCATCTCGGGCGAGGCGTTCGGGATGGTGAACCGCACCATGCCCGCCGACATGCCATAGGTAAGCTCCATGGCACTGATCTGGATCACGTCGCCGGTGCCCTGATATTCGACCCCGCCAGCGGTCAGCGGACCATAGCCGAGCCACCAGTTCTTGGGGTTCGTCTTGAAATCCATCTGGCACAGGATCGTGCAGCCGGTGACGCCGTTGCGCAGAACCTCGTCTGGAATGTCGTGGATGCTCATCAGAACGCCTCCACCAGCGACAGGGCCGAGGAACGGAAGCGCCCCGTCCCGAGGCCGATCTGGTCGCCGGACTCCATCATCACCTTGAGCCGTAGCTGATCCACGATCACCACGGTCCCGGACGGCTGCGCCTCGCGAATGTTCGGCATGATCGAAACCCGGATCGCCGTCTCGCTCTCCCCGATTGAGGTGGTGTTGACCACCTGATGCAGCCGGTCTCCCAGGCTGATGCAATGGCCCGGCCACAGTTGCGACAGGGCCGGCTTGTTGACGTCGATGTAGCTGGCCCGGTGCGCAGCGGCAGCGCGCAGAGTGAAGCCGTCGAACGGCTCGCCGAGGAAGCCGACATGATCGAAGGTATAGGCCGGGGCCATGTCGCAGCCGGTCAGCCGCCGGCCACGCTGGTCATTGGGCCGCCATTGCGTGCAGACCGGGACGACGCAGGTGGTGCCCGCCGCGCTCATTTGGGTGATGAACGACGACAGGGCCAGATGCGACTGCATGTCATGGGCCAGCACAGTCATGTCCAGCCGCCAGAAGCCGTTCAGCGTCGGCTTGGCGAAGGTCTCGCCGTCGATGTTGGTGAAGGGCTGGAAGCGCAGCCCTTCAAGCTTCGGCACCGAGGATTGCAGCTTGACCGGGAACGGAAACGAAACCTGCATCAGCGGCCACCCCTAAGATATTGCTGGTCCGACTGACGGCGGTTATTCGAGGCGATGGCCTGCGAAACAGTCAGGATCACCTCGTCCTTGGTCACGTAATCGGCCGATACCACCGCACCCGGGGCGTTGTTGTTGATGGTGATCTTGGGCTGGCTTCCGACCGATCCGCCCTTGTGCAGCGCCTCAAGGTTCTTAAGCCCGATCCGCTGCACCGCTGGCGCCGACATGACATATTCACCGCCATGCACCACGCCTGCCACCTGATTGCGTCCTGTGCCGCCTGTGTAACCACCGGACGAGAAGCCGGGAAGGAAACTCAGTATCCCGCCCATGCCGCCAGACAATGGCCCCTTGCCGAACAAAGCCGCTTGCAGTGCAGCCTTGGCAAATTCCTTCGCTACGTCACCCAGCACGCCGGCAAGGCTCTCGCCCTCGACAATGGCGTCGATAAACCCGTCCCTGGCCTGTTCGTTCATGTCGGCGTAGAAATCAGCCGCCTCGGCCGCCTTTTCGTATTCCGCTGCCATCTTGCCGATGGCTGCCGACTGACGGTCGATTTCAGCGGTCAGGCTCTCATCAACCGTCAGGCCGCGCCGCTTCGCCTCCTCCAGCAACTGCCACTTTGCCCGAAGGGCCTCGGCTTGCTCGGTATTCTTGCCCAAGAGTTCGAATTGCCGTTGCAGATTGGTCAGGTCGCGTTCAGCCGCATCCAGAAGGTCATCAACGGTATATTCCTTCTTGGCTCGGCCCTTGCCTTTTGATTTCTTCTTGGAACCAGACTTAGCTGCCTCCCTTGCGGCACCTCGCGCAGCATCTAGTTGTGCATCAAGCTCAAGGCCTTGTTCTGCAAGGGCGCGCTGCCCCCGAACGAGCAACCTTTCTGCCCATGTTCCCGCCGCCATCTCTTTGGCGGTGAACTCAGCTTCCATCTGCGCCTGCTGGCGCGCTCTGGCCGCTTCGGCAATAGTTTTTCCCTGCCGCAGCGCATTCAATTCAACGTATTTGGCCGCATTGGAAATCATGCCGCCGCCCATCTGCGCGAGCGCCGAGGCTATCGCATTGATTTCGGCCTTGACGCCAGACATGGCTGCTGCCCATGCCTCGGTTGCGCCAGTGGCATCTGATGTTGCATCAACCAAACCGCCCATCTGCTTGGCGATTTGCGCAACCTGTTCTTGGACTTCCGTGAAGCGTTCCTTCTGATCCTCGCCCGCAACCGTAACGGATTCCATTAGATCGAGGATATCCGTTAGCGCAGTCACATACTCTTTGGGCGACTCAGCACGAGCCAAACCCTGCAACGCTACTACGAATTTTTGCGCCTCGGGGTGCGCCAAACCAAGCTCATCACGGACTCGCTTAATCGTCGCCTGCAATTCGGTCATATCAGTATAGGCCCGGTCCATCCCCTGACCGAAGCCGCCGAACATGGACGCAATCCCCTGCGCCTCATTAGCAGCAGCAGACCGCGCCCTTTCGCCGTATATGTCGCGCAAAACAGCAAGGAACTTCTTGGCTTCCTCGGTTGCGCCCGCGTATTTTTCCACCAGTTCAGCTTGGGTAAGGTTGGCATCAGCAACAGAGGATCGGTAATCCTCCACTGCCTCACGCAAATCTTTCAGCCGATCCTCAAACTCCTTGGCCTTCTCGCCGGAGGTGAAAAACGAAGCGGCCAGCGGGATTGCCGCCGCCGCGACGGTGCCAAGCACAGCCCCCAGCGCCCCGAAGCCACCAAGCAATTGCGGAAGCTGTTGGCTCAAAGCCCGGCTCGCGCTCGTCCCCCCGCTGATCTGCACGAAAATATCCTGCAACTGATACGAGACGTTCTGGATCTGGGCGCGCGACTGTCGCGACATGTTGGTAAATGAGCGCGTAATGCCCTCATTCGCCTTGACCGCCGCCTGCTCGGCCGCGCGGGATTCCTGCTTGATCCGACCGACCATGCGAACGACCGATTGAATAGCCTTCTGATCGGTAACGCCGATTGGCAATTCAAGAACGGCCTCAGGTGTTTGCGCCATTCCACGTATCTCCCAATTCGCATAGGGCGTCGTATTCTTCGTCCGTCAGCGGGTCGCCGTTGTGATGCTTGCCGCCCTGCGAACGGTTCCAACCGTCAACGCAAGCGCCAAACTCCCACCACGTCATTTCCTTGACTTGCGCCGGGGTGAAGCCGAGGGCTGCGCCATTTCCGTAGAGGCGGGAGAAGCGGATTCGGCCTTCTCTCCCCCCGCCTTTTCCTCCCCCAATGGGTCGTGTTCCTTGGCGGCAAAGGCCCTGCTTATGATCGTGAAGGCAAGGAGGTTCAGGGCGGCGATATCTCCATCCTCGAAAGCCTGCTTTACCTTCCGCTCTGCGGTCTGACGATCCATCCCTGCACCGATAAGACCGAGGCGAAGGCAAGAAAGAACCTCCCTGACCTTGACCGGCGCATTCTCGAATCCGCCACGCTGTTCGTGCCCCTGCAAGAGCCGATAGCGGAGATCGAGAACGCCTGTGACGGTCAGATCGTCAAGCGCCTCAAGTTCACCGATACGGAGAAGAAATTCGTCCTCTCCGCTCGACCAATTCCAAGCCAACGGCTCCATTACGATTCCCCAACACTATGGAAGGTCAGTTCGCCATCGGAGACGATGGAAACCGTGGTCTGCGCCTTGTTGCCGCGCTCTCCGGTCACTTCGAACCCGGTCACATGGACCTTCCCCTGCCAGTAACGGCCATTGGTCGCGTCGTCAGGCTTGCCGATGTAAATGCGGGCGTTGACGCTCTCGGCCATGTTAAACGCTGCCCACCATTCGTCCACCGCCTCAGCAGCGAGAATGCCAGAGCCGTTGCCGCTGAAATCGAGACTTTCGACGCCACGTTCGATCCAGGACGGAAGTTCGGGATCGTCACAATCGGGCACATTGACCTCGGTCGTGTTCTTCGTAAACGAAACCGTGTGATTGGTCAGGCCGCAGGGGCGCAGATAGGTGCCGGGAACGGTGGCGCTCTCAAGGAAGATAGCAACCGTGCTGCCAACATAAGTCGTTGGTTTTGCCATGGTAGGCTCCATTTGATGATTGCCCTGCCCACGGGCGCATGATGGGCGGCCGGGATCAGTCCCGGATTTCGTGAATGCGGTCGCCCGCCTTCTCCCGACAGGATCTCGTCAGGCCGGCATGGACTTCGCCAGCGCGGAAAATCATGACGATGTTGTATCTCGGCATCCATTCGAAATCTCGAAGGACGCGCCATTTCCTTTGGCGGGGCATGGAACTATCCTTCGGCAACCATGGAGTATGCCTTGCACAAGTCCGTTCAAATCCTGATCGCAGCCGCCTGCATCGTCACAATCGCTGCGGGATCGTTCTGGCTGCATGACCGCAACCAAATGCGACAGGCTGCAAAAGCAGAGGCAGAGGGGCAAAAGCGAGCCAAGGCAGAACAGATGGCATCCGAATGCCGGGCCAGCATTCGAAATTGGTATTCACCGGGATCGCTGCAACTGGCTGGAACAGAAGGAAGCTTGACCACCTGCACGAAGTCCATAGCCGGAACGGTAGGGGAAGCCGAGGATTGCACCGCGCTGATTGCGGCATGGAGCAAAAGCAAGAGTGCGCCCACGTTCGCGACCCGCGAACGCCTCAACTATTGCAAGGCGCTGGTTAACTCGCCCAAGCCTTCCGAATAGCCCGGCTGATCGCAGACCGAACCCGGCGGCGGTTGGCCTTCCACGCCGGGAAGAAATAAGGGTTGGCACCCCGCGTCTTTGTCCCAAACTCCTGAATGCGGGCGTTCTGGAACCGCCCCCCACTGCCATTGGTTACCATGGTCGTTTCATCGCCCGCCACCACCTTTACGCCGATGAAATCGTGCTCCCCCTTGCTGGTCGTGACCGAGTCTGCGTCCTCGACACGAATGGACCTGATCAAGTTGCCATCGTCGCGCGGGGCGAGGTAGCGGGCAGCCGCAGCAACCCCCTCGCCCTGGCTTCGCGCCTCTTGCTTTGCCGTCAGTCGCACGTTGTAGAGTCGCCGGATCAGATCAGCCTCAACCGCTTCCAGTCCCTTAACCATTTTTGACTCCCAGAATCAGACGGTTGCCGGATAAGCTTCCTAAAACCACCGGAGGCCGATGTGACTACACCACAAGAGATATTCGACGCGATCAAAGGGCAGCAGCAGGCCATCACTGCGATTGCAGAGCAGCTTAAGGGGCTACTGATGTCCGGTTCGTTCACCCTCGCGGATGGAGAGGATCTTATCGACAAAATCGCGATGACAATGGCGAGCACCGATAAATCGATTGAGGACATCGAGAGCATTGAAGATGTCTTATCCATCGACCAAGAGGATGCCCTCTCGGACATGGCCGGCACAGCACACGATTTCGGCTCAGAGATCCTCATGCTCGTGATGGACAAAGTTAGGCAGATCGGCGGAAACCCAAACCTGATTTACAAGGCGGCTCAGGAGCGACACTATCCTTAACCCTCCACCATCGCCTCTACCTGCACCACGCCATGCGCCGACACGCCATCTGGATCGTCCATGACGCGCACCAGCGTGACGCGCATCGGGTGCATGGTCAGCGCATCGGTGTCGGCCCAGCCATGCAGGGCGGCTTTCACCTGGCCAACGATCTTCCCGACCTCGGCCTTGCTGGTCATGCTGTGATAGATGCCGATCTGGACGGTCCAGTCCTCGGCCTCGATGCATTCCGCATCCGCCGCCACGCCATAGAAGGTGTCGAAAGCGGCATAGGGCGTCTCATCGCCCTCGGTGGCGCGATCGAAAACGCGACCTCCCAAGGCTGGCACCTGGACGATCAGCCGGGCGCGGATCGCCTGGATCAATGGCTCGATATCGATCATCCGACGCACTCCGCCAGCATTTCGAGGAAAGCCCGATCCTGCGTTTCCCGCGGATCTTCCTTCACGTCATAAGTCCGGCCGTCGATGACGACCCGCCATTCCGACGTGATCCGCCGTGATCCGGCAAAGGCCCGCACGGTAACGATGGCTGGGCTTTTCGAGACCAGCCGCGCCTGCATGACGCTCTCTCCGCCCCGCAAATGCCGGACGGTCGCCCAGATCGTGAACTGATGATCATAGCGCTGGATGCGCTTGCCGTTGGCGTCGGTCTCCTTGAACGGCGCGCTGAACGCGGCCCGCTTGGTCAGAGCGCCCGCGCGGATCATGGGGTGCCGACCTGCGGCTCCGGCACCGGGTGAAACACCCGATACCCGGAAAGCAACGCGCGAACGGTCACCGGCGGCACGGCATCATCCGAGGTGCCGCCCTCGCCGCCGCGATCCTCGTACATTCGCTCAGCCAGCATCTTGACGGCCACCGTGATCGCCTCGTCCGCGACGATCTGATAGCGGTCATAGCCCGGCGCGCCCGGCGCCGGCAAATCGACCGCCGAGGCATAAATGGGCCGCCCGATCCAGTTCCGCACCTGAAGTTCGGCAGCCCGGCCGAACGCAGCGATGATCGAATCCTCCTCGGTATCCGCTGGATCGACCCGTAGGTGCAGCTTCAGATCGGGCAGAGCAACGATCATTTCGAGCCCTTGCCCTTCGGGGCGTCCTTGGCCTCGGTCGCCGCATCCTCGGCAGCAGCGGCGGAAGCCACCGTCGTCTGATCCAGATCGGCATTCGCCTTCTCCCGCGCATCGAGTTCGGCCTGACGCTGTTTCAAAGAGGCTTCCAGATCGTGCAGGCGCTTGGCATCCGCCTCGAGCTGCGTGGCACGTTCCTCGAGCAGCTTCTCCCGCGCATCGAGCTCGAGACCGGCCGTAGCGCTTTCGATTGGCTGGGGCGCCTCGGGCAAGGGCGCGAAACCCGGCGTGACGCCGACCGTCTCGACCTTCAGGTATTCCTCCTGCGCCTTGGTGGCGGCCGCAATATCCTCGGCGCGGGCCGGGACGAAACGCTTGGTGGCCAGCAGCTTTTTCGCCGCATCGTCGTCAACCTCGACGATGCCGCCGGCCTTGACCCGGCCATAGGCGCCGATCGAGCCGCGGAGCGCTTTCAACTTCGGCATGTCCGTATTCCTTTCGTGAAGGGAGTTGCGGCGGGCGCAGACGATGCCGCGCCCGCAACCATGATCAGCCGCCCGGGGCGGTGTAGTAGCAGAGCGCCAGCGGGCGCTTGACCACCACGACGCCGCGCTTCTCACCGCGCACGGTCAGCATGTTCTTGTCGAAGTTGTCGCGGTTCTCCGACGACAGCAGGATCTCGATGTCCTGGCGCTGGTAGTAGGTGGCGGCCAGCTTGAAGGCTCCGGTCAGGAAATCGCCTTCCGGCATGTCCTCGGTATCGACCACCCGACGACCCCAGAGGCGCGGCGTCGGCGTCTCCATGAAGGGGTTGCCGAAGATGTAGCGCCCGGTCGTGTCCTTCAGCATCTCGGCCGCGGCCCAGTCCCAGATATTCAGGACATGTGCATCGACGACATAGCCCGCCGCCGACACCTGCAGCATGGCAAGGCGCAACCGGTCGAGGATTGTCGCGCCAGAGGGCTCGCGGGCGGTCTGGCCATAGGCCGTGGCATTGGTGATCAGGCCCGAGAAGTTCTCTCCAGTGCCGTCGCCCGCCAGGATCTGCGCGTTCTCGACCTTGTTGACCTCATAGGTCAGCGTGGTGTCGATATCGGTCCGCAGCGCCGGGATGTCGTCCAGCATGTGCTTGTGGATTTCCATCCGGCCGGCGATGGTCTTCACCTCGGCCGATTCCGAGGTCCAGGTCTTGTCGATCAGCGGCTTCACCGTGGTGCCGTCATCCGGCACGATGCCGGCGGCGCCCGTGCGCGAGACCTCGCGGAAATACTTGATCAGCGGCTGGCCCGTCTCGCCCACCGTGATCAGGTCTTTCACCACCAGCTTCTTGTCGGGCTCGGCGATGATCTCGGGCTCGCGGCGTTCGGGCAGCAGCTCGCCGGCAGAGCCAGGCAGCGAGGTGATGGCGTTGAAGAAGCCCAACGACACGTCGCCGTTCACGCCGCCCTTGGCCGCGGCCTTGATCTTCTCCTCGGCCTCGGCCACCACCAACTGGCCCAGAGACTTGGCGCCGCCGGCACCGCTGCGGCGGCCGCTGGCGAAGCGCTGCGCGAGATCACGGGCGGAAGCCTCCATCTCGTCGATGCGCGCCTTCAGCTCGCCCTGCTCGGCAAGTGCCTTATCGACATTCGCCTTGGTCTCTTCGGTCAGGCCGCCGAGACGCTTGGCCTCGTCCAGCGCGGCCTGGGCGCTCTTGTTGATATTGCCGGTAACCTTGTCGAATTCGGCTTTGAACTCGCCGAACGCCTGTTCCATGTCAAAGGCCATGTCAGTT